AGTATCTTCTCGAACACCTTGGCAAACGACCTTGTCGCCGAACGCCACTAACCACAATCTTCCCTGGCGCACAGGTTTGAACAAAACAACGGCGGGCTCGTTTACTATCGTGTTCGCTTGATTTCGTTGGGCAACTGCGAGATTACGAACGGCACGGTCCCTTGCCTGATTCATGTCTTTCTTTTTCGCGTCGTCGTCGTCTTCACCTCCCGCCAGGTCGATCGGCTTTTCGCGTGGCGTGGCTAGCCTGGCGTTCGCCGCCTGGAGGTGATCGACATAGGCCCGCATGGAATGCGGACCTATCTCGCCGCCGTCGAGCTGAAAATACCACGCGGCCAACGACGTCACGACATTCATCACGGCTTCACTCGGCAAAACTCTCTCCGACGTCGTTCCGCTTTCTTCTATCTGCGTGCCACCTCGAGGGTGGACCATATTGGACCAACTTAACAAAACGCTTACCGGCGTCATACCAATGAGCGCCGGAGCGTCCTGAGCCCGCGGAGGCACAAGAGGGATTGCATCACCTGGCGTCATGTAGCGCACAATGGCAGTCTGCGAAAGTCCATCCCTGACATTCGGCCCGCCAGGTCGGGGAGCGCCGTACGTGAATACTTTTTTACGTTGAGTGTTTCCCCGCCTTCGCAGCTCGAACGCTAAACACTCCGCCACGGCTCCGCCAGCGGAGTAGCCTACAAGGTCGAGGTACGCTGGCGTTTGCAAGTGTCCACCTTCCGTCATCGCGATATACGCGTTGTAATTGTCGGAGATCCACACATTGCCTGAATTGATAATCTGCAAGCCGCCGAATTTCTGGTATCCGCCAATGAGATTCACGGCTTGAACGGTGGACGTCACGCCGTCGAGATACATTATTTTGCGGTTGTTGTCGCCGCCGTAATAGCATCCAACGGTGTTCGACGTCGGCGGAAAATACCGCGATTGGAAACCGTTGGTCAACTCGTTCCGGAGGATAAGGTCCATTGCCGTTTGTGGGAAGGTTGAACGCAACAGCGTTAACATTCTCGCATGAAACAGACCTAACTCCACGTTGTTAACGACCTGATCGACGAGCATAGGTAATTTCCTAATCGGGTTTGAAGGTTAGTAAAGTGACGGAGCTTTGCGACGACTCTCCGTGCCGAGTCGTTGATTTGGCAACACTTGGATAACGTCGTTCGTTACCACCGTGGTTGGATTCTCGATTAGCTGGCTGTGCTTGCGAGAAAGGATACACGGCACCCAGACGTTAACCGTGGCATCGGTGAAGCCGTCTTGAATTGCCGTGCAGATCGTTTCAAGACGCGTCACGGCGGCAGCGTTGAAAATATCACAACCTGTTGCGTGTGTGACGTCGGTTTCGGAGAACGGTCCAAGGTGTTTGCTGCCACGGTAGGATTGACCACGAACGGCGGAGCGCATCAAGAGGTAAGCGGTCGCGAACGATTGCAACCGATCGCCGGTGATTGCTCCGACGTCGGCATTGGTAAATTCCGTGGGAGCGTCTACGGCGTCTTGCACGTAGCGCACGGTGTTCGTGGTTGCCTGCCAATCGACGTTTAACGCGGCAGCAATGGGAGCCGAGATTGCCGTTTGGAACGCTGTGTTAATTGCCGTTTTCGTGGGATCAACGGCCACGGCAAGACGTCGGAAATGGAAAACGAAGTTGGTTCTCACCTCGCCAGCGCCACCGCCGGTGATGAGCCCACGAAGCTGAATCTCAGCAATCGTGATTTCGTTAATTGGGGGACTCGGCATTAGCTCACCTCATGTTCGTGCAAGTTCGGGGAATGTAACGGAAGTGAGCTAGCCTGGCACGATCAAGACGAGCGCCCACCCCGTCAAACGCAAGCCAAGTGGAGTAGGTCGAGCCGAACGCGTCAAGAAAAGAAGTGAGCCAGCGTTGTTGCGAGGAATGTGTGGTGTTCCTGGCACGCTGGCTCGACTCCCCACTTGATAAGGTGATGCTATCCGGAGTCGTTCTCGGTGTCAATCATTCTTTCGAAAAGAATCTCCCCGACCTTTAACGCATTGGTCCCGAATATCTGAAATCCCTGTTGCGTGCCACGGGAGAAATACCTAAACGTCATACAAGCGAGGTTTTCCGCCAGGTTAACGTCGGACTCCGTGAGGAACGGTATCAGGAAGCGAGGAAACCACGGCACGAGGTCTCTTCGGTTAACTCCCCAATGCCGTCCAAGTGTGTTGAGATATGTTGTATCATCAAGAACACTAGGCTCCGGCAGTTTGGAGCAATATTTACCCACGTACTTTGCCAATTTCTTTCCGCTTTTTATGCCGTCGATCCACGCCACGACGGGACCATCCACACGCAAGACACATTGCCAAAAAGACTTTACAATTTCCTTCGGTACGTAGCGGACACCGAAAACAATCAAGTGCCAATGGGCAATCAGTTGGCCTTTTCGGGCTCCGCTCTTTCGCACTTCCCATTCTAGCCTCCAAATGACACCTATCTTTTTACCTAGGTGTTTTTCCATATACCTGAGGAATAGGTATTTATCCGTAGTCCTCTCCCTCAGCGTTCGAACGGCACATTCATCCGGATAGGTTAACGTGATGAACACGCCATTCCTGACATTGCCCCAATTGATCGACGCAATCATTCGGAGCATTCGCAACCTGGCTCCCCGAGTGAATCCCTTTATCACTTGACGTTTTCCCCAACGACGATTCTGCTGAATCCCTGGAGCATAGGTGATTTCTAGTAGCTCACCCTGCCACACCGCGAACGCTCGTTTGCGGTTGGAATGCTTGAAGATCGACCGTTCTTTTTCGGTTAGTGGCATCGCAAATGGGGAGGCAAAGGATCAAGTGGGGAGCCGATAACATTCCGTTATGTTTAATAAGATGCACAAAGAGTAACGGTTTTGTCAAGCGTTTTCTTCGAAATCGTCGTCATCAAGCTCGACCGATTCAATTATGTAGCATGTGAAGCAAAGACCTAGCTTCACCTCGCAAGTGTTCGGCACCTTCGGAGCCTTGAACGCTCGACCACATCGCAAGCAAAACCAGACGTCATGGGGCAAACGTAACGCAATCCCAGACACAATGACTGAGGATGGAAAATTCATGGCGTCACCGCGAACGTGAGAGAGAGGATTGATAAAACGCAGACGTCTCCCGTCGTGAAATCGGCATCATCGAAATTAATATCGACGCCGCCAGCGTCGCCGCATGTCCCCTGGAAAATGCACACGTCGGAATTATCCTTAACGCGAAAGTGGCCAACGGTCCCAGACGCTACAGCTACTTCCGGCGCTGTGTCGTTCAGCTGAGCCACGTTTGAAACGACGGTAGGATTAAACGGCGGGGAGTCGCACGTCAACGTCACGATCAACGTGCCAGTATCGGAGTCGGTTGGTAACGACGGCGGGGAGCCCGTTCGAAATTCAATGACGCCGGCGGAGCCGATTGCCGTATTGATTTCGTCGAGGATTGCCTCAGCGTACGCGTCAAGAAAGTCCTGATTCCATTGCATAGGTAATACTCCCGAACGTGTTCACGGTGGACCTGTGTTGAACGCTTCACCTTCCGACGTTATGGGAAATTCAATCAGCAAAGGTCCACCGGAACAATGCCGAACGCTTGACGAATCAATCATGATCGCTTCACCGGCGCCCGCCAGGTCCATCGCAAAATCAATGGCTCCCGTAGCCGTTCGGTCCGCTGGCACATGATCGCAAGGAACGCTTCCCTCAATATCCCGTTGGAACGGCTCCCCGAGTCCATTGCACTGGACGACATAGGCCACTAGGTATTCGTTCGGGAAACCGAGATGAATGCGTTCCTTCAGCTTGGCTCGATAGTATCGGCCACTTTCGGCGGGGACTTCGAAGATCTGGGCTTGCACCCAGATTGTGGCAACAGATACGGGAAGCCTTATCTGCGTTAAAGGGTGGTATAATTCTAGCTCACAGGGATGAATGTCGGCGCTAACACGGCTGTAGATGTAGAACTGTGCCGTGACGTTTTCGAAGTCCGGAGCATCATCGTCGGGGATATGTCCGGTGGACCAAACATCCACCGGAACATTGAATTGAGGCGGGGTATACGCCATAGGTATTCATCCCTAAACGTATTTTCAGACGGTTAGCGACGTTCGCAACTTCGGAGCCCATTCACTTTCCGGAGCCGTAGCGAAGATCAAGAAGTTGTTGAGTTGTTCCGCCAGTGCGATTGGATCAACAAGACCTTGCTTCGGAAGCGAACGCAAGAAATCGTTACCGACTCGGCACAAGTGGCGGCAAGTATCTTCTCGAACACCTTGGCAAACGACCTTGTCGCCGAACGCCACTAACCACAATCTTCCCTGGCGCACAGGTTTGAACAAAACAACGGCGGGCTCGTTTACTATCGTGTTCGCTTGA